AAACCCTAGAACCAACTTCAATGGTGGCCTTGGCGCCTAATACTTTAGCTTCACCAACTATGTCAGCGATGCTGTTAAGCTCGGCCAATGAGAAGCCACCTTGAATGATGGCTGTTTTTATTTCGTTTATATTCATTTTTTTACTCCGCTCCTATTTCTTGGATTTCGCCATACCACTCGAGGCTCAAAAGATGTGATACAGCCTCTTTCCAGTTGTAAAACTTTCGATCCTCTTTGTGGTTCCAGTTATTGACATAGTGCTCCTCCATCTCATCGCAAACGATAAGATAGTCAGCATTGGCTATAGATCCGTAACATGAGATTCCTTTTATGGTTTTTACTTGGTTCATTTTTTTACTCCTAAATTAATGTTACTCACAACACAATGGTAACAGAAATATTAATAGTTGCAACTATTTATTAAAAGAAATATACTCTATTTACAAATTATTTTTAGGAGCTGCCATGAAGTTAATTTTTGACAAAGAAAAACCGAACACAAAAAGTGTTTCGTTTCGCATAGATCCCGACACGAATAAAAAGTTGGACGCCTTGAGAAAATACTATGGAGTTAGAACGAGTCCACTGATAAAGAGAATGATCCATGAGTGTTATGCTTCTCTGGAGGTAGACAAATCGTGAAACTATTTAACCAAATTATTCCAAAGCTGATGGCCAAGTATCATTTTACCGACAAAGATACGATTACAAACGTCATTGAAAACATTATTACCGATGAGCTGGACCGAGAGAAGTTTAAGCTCGCAATGAAATATCCAAATGGCTTGCCCAAATGGATTAATTAGAGAGCTGACATGAGAACCAAAGAAGAGATGGAATTTATCGAGAGCCCAGACGGGAAAAAAATACTGGCTGGAATTAATCGAAGGGTGCGGATCATTGCCTGGTTGCTGCCAAGATTTCAAAGCGGATTGTCCGATCCGAGAAAATATCAAGAGCTGGTTGGAAGGATTGATGAGTAAAGACGAAAAAAGAAAAGTAGAGCTGCAAGCCGTGGCTGAGAAATTTCGTATGTTGTGCAACATGCGAATCGAGGAGCTGGAGGATCGGATCCCCGGGATCACGAATCTTTTGGAAAAAGATGCGCTGCTCAAAGAAGTCGATGCTTTGCACGAGCTGGCGGATAAAGCCAATGAAGAAGCGGAACATTTAATTGAAGAATATTACAGGAATAAAAATGGAGTGTAGAATTAAAATTATTTTCACTAATGTTTGGCACACACTTTTATATTTATTGTTAGGCATCGTGTTCTTGCCACTTTATTTTTGTGCATTTTTAATTGATAAAGTTTTAGGTCTTGAATTAGAGGAGGAAAAATGGAGGCGACTTTGAAACCAGGGCAAAGATTACGTTTACTCGGACACGCGATTTATGGCCGTTTTTATGGCTATAATAACGGAAAGGTTAAATTTTTAGATGAAGAAACCAATGAAATTAATTATTACGAGAAGGATGAGGTAGAAGTTGCTTATGAAAAGTGGAGCTGAGAAGAAAATTTATGTACCAACTTTTTGGGAGTGGTATGACGAAAACAGCAGAGAAACTGTTACACCCTACACAAGAGAAGAAGGCAGAAAAGTTTACGATCGCCTGGTAAAAGAAAAATTTAACTTCCCACTTTGGAATGAATAATGGCCAGCATCCCAATCATGGATTTCACCGATAAGAAATCAAAGCGATTCGATATCGCCGACAACATTTATCAAACAATGCTGGTTTTTATGCCAGAGCAATCAATCGAGAACCTGGAGTCGCATTACCTGGACAATAAAAAAGCAGTAGAAACAATGCGGCGTATGAATCCCGGTCTTTATGACAAACTGATTTTGGCTTTCAAGGCCAAAAAAAAAGAGATCCTGGAGAAAAACCAGAACGATAAGGATCCTACCGGAACGGCGGACCAGTAAACCAAGCAACCACCACATATCGATCGCCCTGGGTGATCGGATTCACCTTATGTGAGATAAACGAGCTGAAAGCAACCACTTCACCCGCCTTCGGCCGCGTACAACTCTCCTCTTCGCTGGATCGAAAGCATATATCGCCGCCTTCATACTCTTCATTCAGCAGCAAACTCATGCTGATCTTGCGTAGAGCTGCTGTTCCTTCTGGCCCGATGTCAATGTGGTAGCTATATCCATTGGAAGGCGCCTTATAGTGGATAATTTGGGCCCTTTCGATGCCAGATATGTCGTATTTGAAGTATTTATTGGCAGAAACAGCGATTTTATTCAAAATATCATACAAACGGACCTGTTTTTCATCAATCGGGTAGATCTCAGCGTCCCGGATCGACTTTTCTTCCACTTTTTCACCCCGGGTATGGATCCTACCGGGTTCTTTTTCGGCATTAACCAGGTAATCCATGAAAGAATCGACGTGATCTTGGCCAACATTGAGGCCTGTGACTCCGTGATTAGGTAGATTCTCTGAGCTCATAGTCTTTCCAGTTGGTTTTCAATCTTTCGTTGCAAGTATTCCGCAGATGGCAACAAGAATCGCCGCTGTTATGGCAAACTCCATCATTGTTGCTGCTCATAGTCTTTCCAGTTTGTTTTCAGTGTTTCCAGCCAATGATCCATCGACATGACACAGATCTTGTCGTTTTCATGCGGCCAGTCCAGGTTAATTGCGTACAAAGGTATGCACACTCGGATCGGTCTGCGGTTGTATTTGAAGATCAATACCGGGATTTTATCGCCGGAGCTGTCACACACTTGATCCCACCAGGCGGATTTAATCCAGTCGCCTTCTTTGTAGAATTTACATTCAACTGCATGAAAGGGAATGTTTAGATCGCATAGATCTTTTTGCTGGTATTGATCCAGGTTTCTTTTTGTCTCGTAATCGATTTCGTTGTCGACAAAGAAACCATTGAGAATTTTGGCTATGTCTCGCTCAAATTTGGCACCTTTGTTTCTCGAGTTAATTGGCATTAAACGAGTTTATAAAAGTTAATACAAAATTACAAATCTAAGGAATCATTTTGTGCAGCTGCCATTTCTTGATCTTGGGCCAACAACATTGCACCAGCCACAGGTATTGTGACACCATATTTTTTTGTTATGTCTAAAATTCTTGTATCAAAAATTACATACATGTCATCTTCCATTTCTACTTTTATTCCTTTAATTCCAGCAGATTTTAGGTTTTTTGTTAAAATTTCATTGTTCGCAGCAATGGTATATAAGTCTAAGCCTTCGTTTTGAGTAATATTTTTAAGTCTTTGTTTTTCACCCCGAATTTTATCTTCAATCATTTCCAAATTTCTTGGGCCCGTTCCCAAGCTCTGATTCATATAAACGTCAATGGTGTCGCTACCAGATTCTTTTAGTTGAGTTTTAATATTTTCAAGTTCTTTTATTTGGTCTTTGGTTTTCTTTACGTTATTTTTTACCTCAATTTTTAACTCTTCCAAATAAGGCATAGAGTCAATTTTTTTTCGCACAGCCTTGTTTGGTTGTTTGTGTAATGGTTTATTAAAATCAAGCAACTCATCTTCTTTAATGTCTATGTCAACTTCATAGGTTTTACCCTTTGGACCAGTATATTTTTCTGCTGTCTTTTTACTTTTGGTAAAATAAAAGCCATGACCATACATCTGATAACCTTCCCCAGAACCCATTTTAGATATGTCAAACTTGTCAAAGTCAGCGCCACTGCCATGATAAGCAGTGATATAGTCCTTGCTTTCTGGTAAAGATGATAAGCCTTTCACTTTTGCACCTTTGCTGGCCTTGCCGACAGCTCCGATGCCTTTGAGAGCTGTTCCAGCAATCGCTCCGTATGGTCCTGTGAGCGGAATCGAAGCATAAGCAGCATCTCCCAGGACACCAGCTGACTGCAAAACTGCATCCAGGTATTGTTTGTTGGCAATGTTTTCACCGAAGCTGGGCATTTGCTCGGTAGGAATCATTTGTTCTTCGGTTGGCATCTCTGGATATAAACCAAGATAGTCTGTGATCCCGGAGCTGGGCGCCATCAATCCAGCCATCCAAGCAGCTTGAGCTGGCAAAGCGCCTACGCCTTTGCGATATGCTTGTGCTTCCTCCTGGCTGCGGAAGGGTTGAATTGAAAACTCACTGACCATGTAAGAAATTTAACACAAAATGAGCTCAGATAAAATTTTGTCGTAAGGAATCATTTTTTCTGGTGATTCAATGTATCTAACTTAGTTATATTTACCATCGCCATGGCCAGCGCCAAATATGGGGTGGTGGGGCCCCAAGAAAAACCAGGCCCCAGGAAAAAACGGATCCTAGGGACTCCAAGCCCCGCAGCCAATGGTAACAAGCTGAAGATGATCTCTATGATGGACTAGGGGAAGATGATCTCTATGATGGACTAGGGGAAGATGATCTCTATGATGGACTAGGCAAGCTGAAAGCCTTTAAACCAAAGGGCTGCGACACCGCAGCGGACATGCTGCGAGCTGGCAGCGGATCGGCTGCCGTTACTGTTGTGCTCACAGTTTGCACATAGTTGCATATAAATATTAGAGCTTGCAATAGGAAAAAAGTCAATAATATCAAGGACTTAGGGCATTTTTTGTAAAAAAACAAAAAAATCTGAGCTCATCTACGGGAGAGGGCCATAACGAAGTTTATTCTTTACTTATCCTTGTCCGAGTAAGTCGACGCATCAGATCCGAGCAGCTGGCCCAATCTTTCCTTGATTTGATCCCTGGACATCTTCTCCAGGTTGGCGTTGATGTTGATGTTCTGCGACCGATTGATTGACAGTCCGCCGAGTTGGTTCAGCTCTTTGATCGCTGAAACCGCAGCATTAAATTGTCCATTATCGTAAGCACTCTCCATGATCTTCCACAGCATCGTCCCGGTCTTTTGTGGTGTGATCGCATACTTCTCCCGAAGCTCATCTTGTTTGATCCGGATAGCCTTAACCACATTCGGATAGTCTTTGCCGTTCAGCATTTTATTGGCAGCTTGACTCGGGAACTCGTACCCAGCTTTCCTGGCCGCCTCGGTCATACCGCATGCACCTTCGGTGTAATGCCAGACAAAGCTGACTTGCATTTCGGTCAACTTATGCTCCTCATCTTTCTCGAATTGAAGCGGTGCATTAACCATTGGTTTCTTAGGCTTTCTTTTTGGCATAATCTAATCTTACCTCATTTCATAATTCAAGACAGTGCACAGAGGGTAGTGTATAGCTGTTTCTAAATACCCGCTGTGTAACCCATAAGAATACAGTCTTATAACCACTATTTAATAATATGTTTATATATATATACACTATACACTAATAAGACCTATAAACCGCATAGATAAAGGATTTCAGCATACCCTTTGCTATACCCTTTACTGTACCCTTCTTGTGCAACCCATTGCTTTAAATGGCTAATCATTGCTAAAGATTGCATACAGCAATATACACAGCAAGACCACCGATGCCACCAATATCAGTGTACCTAACCCTGTCAACAGTGCATCAATCATTCCAATTACTCCCGGATCCGCTCGATGTTCCATCGTCAACAGCGGTGTAATCGAGATCATATATCTTCTTCCCATTTGATCTGCGCGGCTCGATGCCTCTCTCGTGTAACACACGATTCGCTTCTTTGAAGTCTGGCATCCTCGGGGCCTTAATGCCCAAATCGCGCAACAGCTTCGTCATCTGCACAGGCTTGGTATATGTGCTGCCAAAGTTGATGTTCTCTAAGATCAGATCCTCGACGCTCGATTGTGTTCGATACGCCTCGTTGCTGTCTTGTAACAGCTCCCGCTCATCCGGTGATAGAAACCAATTCTTCTGGCCTTGCACATACATAGTCTCTTTGACCTGGGCCCAGAGCTGCTGCATGTTGACACCATGATTCACATTGATGTCTTTAACCGCGAGTACCCAGAATCTTCGATTCCCCGACGTGTCCGTCAAGAACTCGCGAGCATTGACACTGGCATAGAACGCCGTGCGGCGCTGATACGTCGTGAAGGCTCGGTCATACGGCAATCTCAGCTCATCCGTCTTCGCCGTGACAAATGCTTTCAGCTGGTCGATGTCCGACTTCTTAAAGGTCGACTCGATCTCGCCTAGCTCTACAATCCAATGACTCACGGCTCGCTTCACAGAGTCCTTGTCAGAAGGGTTAAGCGTCGCACCCTCTAAGAGCCAACCATTATTGTAATTGCAAAGGCGCTTGAACCATAAGGTTTTACCGAGTCCTTGAGCGCCCTGGAGGACCAGGATGCCTTCGAGCTCCACGCCATTCTTTTCACATGCTGCGGCCACACAGCTGATTAACCATTTTTTCAGCAGCATTTCTTTCAGCTGCGCCGACTCTTCTGTGACCAGCGAATCCATGAAGGCTTGCAGTCGATCCGTGCCGTCCCAAGGTTCGCTCTCGATCCATTCCCGGACCGGGTTGTATTCTCTGGCCAAGACCTTGAGATAATCTCTGACCTTGGTGTGTGGGATGCCCATGTTGATGCAACGATCTTCGATCTCAATGAGACTGGCTTCCTCATACATGTCGGCAATGAACTCCATGTTCGGTATGTCAATTTCCATCTTCTTCTTAATCACGTTGTATCGCACATCGACGCCGTGTGTCATTAATACGCCATTGATGTTGTCTTTGGTGTTTAAATATCTGCCGTTTGCATTGCGGTTGAAATCGTATTCAACAGGCACGTCGATCTTCTGCAAGACCACCTCGCCTTCGACGACTTCAACTTCGTTCTTATGGTCGTTGTAATCGCCTTGGCTTTCCGGCATCTGGATCTCGGCGTAACCGCCACTCTTTTGGATAAAGGCTGCCGCCTTCTTCGCTTCCTTCTCGCCTGTTTTACTATCATCGTTATCGGCCACGAATATGTGTTTGTGCTTCGGAAAATACTGATACATGACCTCTGCGACCTTGATTAAGTTGTAAGCGTCAAATGCGACGACGACAGGCTGTGAGCGGTCAGCATATATGGATGCGGCCGTGGCATAGCCTTCGGCATAATTCAAGCTGTCGCTTGTTTTAAAGATCTCTCTTCCTAAAAGAAAAAAGCTACCGCTTTTTTTGGAACCAGTAAGGAAACGCTTTGAGCCATCGGCTGCGATAAACTGTAGACCAACGATAGAGCCTTGATTGTCTTTGAGTGGGATCACCAGGTTATCGTGTTTGTCTTTCTTTAAACCATAGGACAAGACTTGCTTCTTTTCCAGGTATGGATGTTTAATGACTTCCTCGCATTGGTCCCAAATCGACTGCGATCGCTTCGCGGCCTGTGAATATTTCTCAGCGGATTTGACCTCGGCTTGTTTTTGTAGAGCTGCGATCTCGGCTTTCTGAGCTGGCGTCATACGATAGCGCTCACTGTTCTCTGGTTTCCAAGTCGCTGTGGGTTGGTCGGCACTGACTCTGTAATCGCCTAAACGTCCAAATGGAGAGGACTGATCGAGCCATGCTTGATACCAACCCACGAGCTTCCTCTGGTTGCCGATGTTGATGTACGCTCTACCCACTGAGCCATCGGTAACCAGTCCCTTCTTGGGATCGGGTTCATAGCCATTGCTGGCTAAGAAATCGCTGAATTGTGTTATGTAATCCCCGGTAAATGGGGCGCTGAAATTTTTGGGTTTAGGTCCTTTTATCTTTAATGACATCAATCATCCTTATTTTCTTTTACTATTGTTTTGACATGCTAGGGGTTATAGGATAATATCCAAGTTTATTAAATTTTGCAAATACATAAGGTAGGAGATTTATTATGAGCTTAACAATCAGCAGCAGCGGCGGCGGTGGGGACTTCCCCAAACTGGAACCAGGTATCTATCAAGGAACATGCTACAGTATCATAGATCTGGGTGAGTCAGACCAAGAATACAAAGGCGTGGTCAGCAAGAAAAAAAGAGTGCATCTCGGATTTGAGATCACTGAGGCAATCGATCCTTCAACCAATACAGTAATGATGGAAGACGGCAGACCATTCGGCGCATTTAAAACTTACACTGCATCTTTGTTTGAAGCTGCAACATTGAAAAAAGATATTGAGAGCTGGCGCGGTAAAAGTTTAACCCAAGAAGAAATCGATTCATTTGATATGGATAACTTGATTGGTTGCACAGCCAAGATTGAAATTGGTCTTACAAAAAAGAGTGATTTCGGTGAGGGCGGTAATCCAAAGATTATGGCGCTCAGAGAACCGAAGGATGGCATTAAGAAGGTAGAGACACACAATGACATAGTGCTTTTTGATATCGACGTTTACTGTGCTGAGTTTACTGGCAATTCCAGTGAAGAAACCAAAGCCATGTGCGATGTTTTTGAATCTTTGAATGATTGGCATAAACGTGACATTGAAGCCAGTTATCAATGGATGGCCGCAAAACAAAAGTTTGAGGACACACCTGTTGAAAAACTTATGGAAGAAATGCCGCCAGAAGAAACGAACAACAAAGACGACTTCAAAGACGATAACATTCCTTTTTGAATTGATCCCGGTGGGTGGTTTTCTCCTAGATGTCTCACAACACTTGAAAACTCCATCCACCACCTAAACGGCATTGGGTGGGCACCCTAAATGTTAAACTTCATTCATGTTTGTATCAGCTCACCCAATGACCAAGGAAATAAAAATGATAGATAAAATCAATCCAGATCATTACAAAAAAGCACCGCTGGAAAGCATCGAATACATCGAGCACCAGCTGGGCCCAAATTTTAAATATTACCTGGTTGGAACGATCTACAAGTACCTTCATCGCTGGGAGTATAAAGACGAACCATTAACGGACCTCAAGAAAGCACGTTGGTACCTGGATAAATTGATCCAAGAGGTAGAGGAACAAGAACCATGGAGGGAGGAACCATTGTGAGCAAAGAAATAGAATATGAGGTTTACTCTTTACCCGCAGCTCTTATGATGCAACACAATATGTCACAAGAGGTAGTGGCAAATCTCAATAATTACCTGGACGTTTTAAGATCCGACAAACATAAAGAATCAGCCTCCAAATTT